CATCTTGAATCTGTAAAGTTTTTGTATCTAATTCAAGTAAACTTAATGATGTAATAGTCTCTAAATTTTCAACTCTATCTTCAATTTTTCCAATATCTCTCATCGTATATCTACGATTATCCTTCACAATAATTTTAATATCTTCAGGATCATAAACATATGGGGGCATTTGAATAGTTGCAACTGTCATACCCAATTCAATGTCTTCTGGAGCTATTGGATTTTTTGATGATACACCCTGAACAATTACAAATTCTCCAGCTGTATATCTGTTATTGTTTGATCCCACATTTGGTGTAGATGGATCTAAAACAATTTTATCAGTTCTTGGAAGATAATGACTTATTCCAATAATTGAACTTTCGTTTGGTGAAGGAACTAATGTTGAGTTAGTGCCAGAGGCTGCAAAGTTTCTATTTTCAAAGGAAAATGGTGAAGCGTTTGTAGCAGTAAAATCGGAAACTTTAGGTCTAAAGTCTAAAGTATCTGTTGCTCTAATTCCACCTTCTAAAATAGGAATATCTTTACTAAATCTTTCTTCATCATAAGATCCAACTGTAAATACGTCACCTTTATCATTAGAAGGAACTGTATATCTGTTTACGATTATTTTTAATCTTCTATTTGGAACTCTAACATTATCTTTTCTGACTAATCTTGAATAATCTAGGAATCCATTTCTATGACCTTTATCTAAAGTATAACTAGATGTTATGTTTAAATAAGATCCTGCAGTTACACCCTGTAAATTAGTAACAATATTAGATTCCTCAAATGTAACTGTTTCACCAATTTGAAAAATTTGTTGAGTTAAATAAGCAATTTCAACTGTAGTTGCATTTGTTCTATCAATTATTTGAGCAATAGCTCCACTAACAGACCCAATAATCTTTTCACCTAATATTGAAGCAGTGTTTAAAGATAAACCACTTACGAATACTAATTTATCTAATATTGGAGCAACATTTGTTACTGATTCATATACACCAACAACATTAACAACATCAGGTGTATTTAAAGAAATGACTTTATCATCCACACGAAGTCCCAAGAAATCATTTTGAGTTAAACCATTTGCAGTTGATATACCAGAGATACATTTGTCAACATTAACAACATGACTTCTATCAAATGTTTTTTGTTTTGTACTAATTGAAACTTTCTTGACAGTTGCATTAACAACTATATTTGATTGATTTGCTGCTAATCCTTTTATTGTTACAGTTGATGCATTATTAGATAGAGTGAATCGATCTGATGATATAGACTCAATAGTTCCGTTTGAAAGGTGTACTGAATATCTGTCGTTATCAAATGTTTCAAATAAAGCACTTGTAATACCAACTAAATTAGAGGTATCAAATGTTAATAAACCATTAGCGTCGGTAGTTTGACCTGTAATTTGGCTTTTGATTGTAATTTCAGAATTGGTTAAATCAACATCAGATACATTTTTTTCTTGCAATTGAGCAAATAATCCAGTATCTTCATTTTTTACTGCAGGTTTACCGACATGAATACCGGTTGGAGTTGCGGATGCTAATACGGTTCCTACACAAACTCCTGATACATTTGTCACTGCTGCTAGTGTTACTGATTTTAAATCAGAAGAAATAGCAGATACACGATTAAATCTTGGTGCATTGGATGTTGCATTTATATTGAATATTAATATATCACCAACTCTTAGTGAACCAAATGTCTTACCTGCACAGGTTAAAATATTAGATCCACTTACATTAACCTCATCTCCAGGCCCTAATTCTTTAACTGGTGAGGGTTTTAGAACCATGTCAGCAGTGAAATCAGTCTGTAAACCGAATGCTGATGCATCTTGATGCACAGATTTTACATCTCTGAGTGATTTTTCACTAACAGATGTTATGGATATTGTAGCACCTCCAATATTATCGTTAATTCTTACTTCTTCTCCAACAATAAATGTTCCTGATGTATCTCTAATTTTAACAGTTGCACTATTATTACCGCCATTTACAGCAAATCCTGTTGCACCGCTTGATAAACCCTCTATGAATGAAGTGTCAGGTAAATGAGTGTTTGATAATGCTCTATTAAAGGTTAAAATTGTATATGTTTGAATATCAAATAGATATAGATCGTATATAGTGTCAGCACCACCATCAACTTTATCATGAGTTTCAAATGCATATACTCTTGCATCACCTATCTGAGCTCCTGTACCAGCAGTTGCATTATTTGTTGCCCCCTTTCTTTGATCGAATAGAGCAATAGTTCCAGTTTGATCTAAACCAATTTTAGGTGTTCCAGCAGCACGGTTAACTTGGAATAAATTACCTAGTCTGAATGGTACTGAACTATTTTCAATTACTTTCTTATCTCTTGCTTTATTAAGGTCTAAAATTGTTGTAGCTGGTCTCTCAATATCATATCCTCTTACATATGCCTTTCCGGGTGATACTTTAAGTGCTATTAAATCATCAGATGGTGTTTTTCCTTGATCAGTTGTTTCATCAGATGTAAACACACCATCATTTGATAAACCATCATTTAAAGATTCAAATGCCTCTAATTTGAAATTTTTTAAAGAATAATTTCCAGACTCTTCAAAAGTTCTTTTAGCAAAATAATCTTTTATTAAAGAGTATTGTGTAGTGTTTTGTAATTTTTTAAGTTCACCATCATCAAGACGTATTAATTCTATGAAATTCTTATCATTAAAATCAGTTAATCCCTTTTTAGTTAATTTTGTAGAAATTTTAAGTCTATCGGCACCCGGAGCTGCAAAATTTGAGAATCCTCTTGCATTATCATTAAGAGATGAATCTTGATTTGCATTTACTAACTCTTCTTGAACAAACAAACCAACTCTATAAGAGGGATTATTTGTGTAAGGGTCTAAAACAATTTTATCTGCACTTACATTTACAAAATGTCCTCTTATAAAAAATACTCCCTCTCCAATAGATGCTTTACAACCTATAGCTGATGCATCTGTTTCTAATAAATTAACAACAGAATCACCTGCTGTTACAGGTGTATTACCATATATAAAACCCTCATCCACAAGTAAATTTTCACCATCATTCAAGAATGAAATTGTATTATCATTTCCTGAATCTAAGTATTTGATAAAAAGTGTTAAATCTGTAATTCCAGTTGAATCATTCGGAAGAGCATAATCATCTACAAGAACTTTAATGCCACTTTCTTGTCCTGTAAGAATTTTACCCTTCAAACTATCAACATAAACTGAAACATCTGTACCTAAATGATTAGATGTTACTTTAACAGAATAATATTGAGAATCATATGATATATTACCCGGAATCACCATTGATCCCTCTTTAAACATATGACTACCAAAAGATTCAATCTGATCTTGTAAGATAGATTGAAGTGTAGTTAGTTCTCTTGCTTGTACGGGTTTTCCCGGATTGAACAAGACCCTATAAAAATTATTATCCTTTTTAAAATCGTCGTAATAAGGACTTATATTTAAATTCGTTTTTTGTGGCATTTTTTAGAATTCCAGAATGATTTTAATGTCTTCTTTTTGTCTAGAGTTTCTTGTTATAGTCGCCCTATTATCAATGTAAATTATATCACCTGACCCTTTATTTATTTCAGAAGTAGCGAGTCCATTTGTGAAATTAACTCCAAGGTCTACATTTTTTGTTCCAACTGTTGCAATACCAGAATTGAAATTAGTATCAATCGAAGCAGAAAATCCAGACGCAGTAACTTTATTAGTTGCATTAGATTCAAAGGGAAGAACTTGACCCTCAGTACCTACTCCTACATAATCAGTTTGATCAATAACTGCACTATTATTAGGATCAAAATACAATGATCTATCTTGAAAATATTTAAGAACTTTAGTTGTATCATCATATGATGCTACATAACCAACAGCAGAGGCCTGTGCATTTCCAGAAATCACTGATTGTGTTATTTTTGCACCAACAGCTGGTATATCTGTTGTTGAGTCAGGAAATTTTAACGCATCAAGAGATGAAAATGAATCATTGAAATAAATTGATGTCGTCCCAATTGATGTTGGGTTCTTAAGTAAAGTGACTTGAGCAAATTTAGTATCTATTGGAAAATCTTTATTATCACCTCCAAATCTGGCATAACATAAAACACGATCAGTTCCCAACTCTTCATAAATGTTAAATCCATGACCTTTAGTTGGTGGAATGATTGGTATAAGTTTTGCCCTTACACTTACACTTCCAAGTTTATCTAAATTTGATAAATCTACAATACCATAAGTATAACCTTTTCCACCTGATGAAACTACAGCATTTATTATCTCACCATCTGCATTAGTATCAACAACAACTTTACCACCAGTTCCATCACCTAGTATATTAACCTCTAGACCGGTAACTTGCGAATACCCTTTACCCTGATTGTCTATATAAACTTTTTTAATTTGATTATTATTAATATCTGAATTACCATTCTCACGAACTGATTGAATTGCAGCATCATTAGTTGTTTCCCAATTATTAGGTACAGAAATAAATTCTGTTGAATCAAATTTAATTATATCACTTGGAGAAACAGTGTAAAGATATTTCCAAATATAACCATCTCCACTTTCTCCAGCTCTAGATGGTTCTAAATCAGTAAAAGTAGGTTGATCTTGGGAAGCATTACCAGTAGTGTTTATTCCTGATGATCCATTATCAATACAAACATACACATTAAAATTTTCATTCAATACATAATATCTTGCATCATAAAGTCTTGATTCTCCCGTATTAGGTGATTTGAAATTAATACTGTAATCGTGTCTATACATCTCATATTTTTGCCCCTGAGTCCAATCTACCTTTCTTATCAAACGTCTTATATTTTTTCCGGTAACTCTTTTTCCAAATAATGTTGTATCACTAATATGGTTATTTGTATTAATATTATCAATAGGATTTGGTGTATCCTCATCAAAATCAGATTTTCTTCCAAAACCTACAGCTTCGGCATTTGGTAAACCTAATGTTATGTAAAATGAACTAGTTGGGTCAGCACCCCCTATCCCTGTAACTGTATCAACAAAGTTACTAGCGTTTAAAATTCTAAACTGGTCGGTTACTACTGCTGGCATTTTATTACTTTTTTTCTATATTTATAAGTGAAATCATGGTAATACTTTACGAACTGCTCCAGTATCACGAAGACCCTCTGATTTTCTTGAAATTATAGGGAAGGTTGATATACCAACACCAGTTGATAATCCAACAGTATAACCTGTTACACCAATAGCTATTGGATTAT